TTCTCTCATTGCGAGGATACTGACTGAAAAGTGTCGCCGCAATAAGAATATATGCCATTTGTGGAGTTTCAAAAATTTGTTTTGTTACACGATTTTGTACTAGATACTTTCCACGGAACTGTTCCATTCCAACATACGAAATATTAAAATCTCGTTCATGTTTGATAAATCCGTTAATTCTATCCCATTCTTCATCTGTATAGTCTTCTAATAATGAAGGGTCATAGAATCCTCGTTCAACATTTTGTTTTACAAGTTCTTGTACATGCACTGGATTAAAGTCATTGTATACATCTTTTCTAAGATGATAGTTAATCAAGTTACCTGCTACCCACTGATAGTTAGGCGTATCTTCTGAAATTAGATCCGCGGCTGCTTTAATAAGAGTTTCCTGAATTTCAGAACTAGTGATACCGTTGTAAAACTGTATACTACTTTTTATTTCTACTTCACTTGCACTCACACCGTTGATATTATCACATGCAAAAAATACAACTTTGTGCATTTTCTCTAAATCTAGTTCTTCTTTCGTTCCATCCCTTTTAGTAACTTGAATATTACTCATTGTTTTTAATTCTCCAAAATAGCAATGTATTTACACACACTGCGCCCATCTTAATATCTGTTGTTTATATCTGCGTCTTCCATACCTGCTACTCTCAACTTGATAATATTACTTAATTGAAAGTGTTTGATTTCAAACCCTTTTGTAATACCTTGGAATTGATTTCGCATCAACGCTACTTGGTTTATTAGTTCTGATATTGCTACAACTTCGTCTTCACCGTCAGCGTACTTTTCTGCGTCCCTGCTAGATAATGCTTTGTTGTAACTCTCTAAATACTTTCTTAAATATTCACTACGCTTCTTGCGTAAACTTATATTTAGATGTTCTAGGATAGCTTCTAACTCTTGTAGTTGTGAAAATCGTAGTTCAACATATGCTGGAAGTTCTGTAGAATTGCGTTCTACATTTCCTTTAATCTTGACCTCAGTTCTTGCTTCTGCCAGTTCTTTTTCAAAATGGTCAAGGCATTGAGGAATATTATTCCAATCTGCTACAACTTTACGATACCAACTCATTCGTCATACTCATCCCAATCATCGTCTTCATCTTCAAAATCGTCTGCAAAATATCTATCAAAGGCAGCTTGTAAGATTTTATCATTTTCTGTCATTTCTTCTAAATCAATTTTAGAAATACCATAATCATCACATGCCTTTATAATTCTTTCTGCTGCTTCTAGTTTGTCTTTTGCAGGGACAAGCTGTTTAATGGTTTCCCATAACTCAAAAATAAAATCAGTTTCTATAGCTGCCATAGTTCTTATGCCTCGTAAATTGCTGAATTTGCGCCATGTTCTGAACACTCAACACTAACGCACCAGCAACGGTTATTTGTTTGTTCACGAACCAATCTATCTGCTTCTACCCAAGCATGATATGCAAATTTTTCTGCACCTACACCATCAAATACTGTAAGTTCTGCTAAACCTGCTGATTCTAGTTCTTCCAATTTATACAACATTGGATCATTTTTGTCAACACATACTTTATGGTCAAAACTATCTTCTAACCATTTTTTCAGAGGCTTCAATCCACCAAAGTCTACACACCAGTTACGATGATCCAGTTCATCGCACCCAAAAGTAAATTTGAATGCGAGACTGTATCCATGTAAAAATCTACAATGTGAGTGGTCTGCATGTGGTTGACGAAAGACTGCCGAAAGTCCTATGTTGTGTCCATATGTCTTTGTAGAAAGATATTTAGCCATTATTCTTCCCCGTTAAGTGCTGCGTTTTCGTCCATAATCTCACCGTTATCATCAACTTGCAGTGCTTCAAGACCATGCTTTTCAGCATCAATGTCTTCCATATTCCACTCTGCCATGATAACATCTAGTTTTTCATCAGTCCAGTTTTTACGGAACTCAATCATTTCTTCACCAGATTTGGTCATATATTTTAGACGATTGCCTTGCTTAACGAGAAGACCTTTTGCTTCAAAGAATTCAAGTAGACCTGAATAAGGAGACATACCTGTTTCGTAAGGGATTTCTACTTGTACGCTTTCAAAAGGTTTAGCATATCGTGTTTTCATAATCTTACATGCTGCACGAATACCGTGTACTTGTGATGTCTTGTTGCCGTCTGCGTCTGTTTTCAGTTTCAACTTACGCATAGCGATAACAATACTTGACGCATAGATAAATCCTTGACCACCTGAAATCTTATCGTCAGGATCAAACATATCTTGTGATGCATATGTGTGATTAGTCGCTACCATACCCACATTGAAGTCGCCGAACATGTTTACACAATTACGAACAAGTGCAGATAGTGCTTTAGGCTTACGACCCATGTCGCCTTTCATATCACCTTTATTGAACTGGTCAACATCAGTTGGTGTTAACATCATACCCAATGAGTCGAGTACGAATAGAACCTTAGGACGGTCTTCATCATCTACATCACCATAATCAGCACGATACTCTTTCATAAAGTCTGAAATGATTTTAGCAACATCGTCAATCATTGCTACATTTAGTTTAAGAAGTTTGTCTTCGCTTGTATCTACGCCAAGTGCTTCTAGCCAAGAGTTGTCTAGTGCATTTTCACTGTCAATAAGAACCACATAGATACCTTGATCCTGTGCGTTCTTCACTACATTGCCTGATGCGATGTAAGACTTACCTGCGCCGCTCTCACCTGCTAGAACTGTTACTTTACCTAGTGGGATACCTTTATGAAAGTCGCCACTAATCAACTTGTTTAGACAGTAGTTACCTGTTGAGATCCATGTGTCAGGGTCACGAAACCCAATTGACATACCAGGAACTGATTTTGTAATTGATTTACGAAATTTACTCGCATCAAATGCTTTTGCCATAATCTACTCCATATTGTTTAAAAAGGGAGGGCATTCCTGCCCTCCAAGTTAGTCAAATGATTAGTCACTCTTACGAGCGCGGATCATTGCCAGGATATCAGAAGCATCCTTACCAGCGCCTGATGGTTCAGAAGAAGCTGCTTCTGCTTCTACTTCTTCATTTGATTTAAAAGGAATTTCATCTTCCTCTACTGTTGCTGCTGGAGCGGGAGCAGGCTTTGGAGCCGGAGCTGGAGCAGCTTTTGGAGTAGGTGCAGCCGATACTGATGAACCCGATGAACTGTTCTGTACAGCACCCTCAGGAACTTCAAGACCATATGGCTTATAGAAGTTACCCCAACGCTGTGGATCATACAGTTCGCCATCTACTGATGCCTCAAACATCTCCATGATTACATTTAATTCCTCTTGTGAAGGACGCTTTGGCATAAACTCATTCAAGTCAAATAGACCATGAGTTTCAATTGCCTGACGCTCTGCTTCATTTAGTGAACGCTCTTTACGAGCCCAGTTTGAAGTAGAGTAATCTGCATACTGACCTTTTTGAGTTTTTGTCAAACGGAAGTCTGTGCCTGAATCGTAATCAGTTGGCATGTTTTCCATATCTGGATCCATCAACGCTGCCTTTAGCAGTTTGAAGATTTGTGGACCAATCACAAAACGACGGATTGGGTTTTCTGGAGTTTCCTCGTTCATTGGATCTGTTACTACAAACCCTTGGAAGATATATGAACGCTTCTTCCAGTACTTGCGGCCCAAGTCTTCCATTGCTGGATCTTTGAACCAAGGACGAATTTCTGCATGTACAGGACATGTGTCACCCCACATTTCAATGCAAGGAACTTGTACTGTAATCGGCTTTTGTTCGCCACCTACAACACCAGCAAAAGGCATCTTAATCACCTGACGCTCACGCCAGAAGAATGTGTTGCCGTTATCTGCATCTGGAAGAAATCGGATAACCGCAGTGCTGTCATTTTCCATATTCCAGAATGGATAAATTGCATCAGTACCACGATTTTGATTGGAATTAGTTTCTGCTTTGTTTTCTTGTGCAAGCAGTTTTGCACGAATTTCTGCTAAAGTTGCCATAATGTTTTCTCCTATATTAGCCTATATTAGTCATGTATTAGTTTTGTATTAGCCTAGATGTTATACCTCTCTAAGTTAATAGATTGATAATAACAGTTTTATTTATCAAAGTCAAGCAAAAAAAGGGAGCCAAAGCCCCCTTTTTTAAAATATTTTTATTGTATTATTCTAAGTCAAATTTTGAAAATGCTTCACTTAGCATTTCATCAATTCTTTCATCTGCAGACATTGCTTCTGCTTCTTCTTTTTGTGTCTTAGATAATTTTAATAGATATCCAGCAAGTTGAATTTTTTCTTTGCCGACACCCTTAGGATTCTTGCGAATTTCTTCTGCTACATCAGTCAAGAAGTTTGACAGTTCAGCGGCACGGTCATGTCCTTTGTTTTTACGCTTCTTGTCATCTGTTGTATCAACATCAACACGGTGTGCGATATCATCTAATTCTAATGCAATCATATCCATTTTACGGCTTGCTGCTTCTTCAGGATTACTTGGCTCACCGTATTGCTTTTTAATTTTATCAAAATCATATCCATCATTACGAACAGGAAAATAAATACGATTTTTCATTTCGCCGTCTTTGTTTTTTGACATAATGATATCTTTAACACGGGAAACAAGATTTGCACGATTGTTTTCCATTTCTTCTTCGTTTACACGATGAACAAGTGGTAAGATATCTTTTAGTGATTCTTCAAAAGTTGATTTTGTAAATTTAGAAACATAATCATTGAATACATCTTCAGAAATTTCTACTTCTTCTGAATTTTCATTCAGAGCCATAGACTCTACAAATGCTGTGTATCCTTTTGCTGTTTGAATTTTTTTGATACTCTCTTTGATACCTTCAATTTGTTGTTTTACATTTGCTACAATAGAACGATTACTTTCATTTACAAGACTTTGTTTATTAACAACATTCATAAATTCTTTTAACTTTGAAAGATTAGCAGACTTTTCAACAATCGCTTCGCCTACCATATCACTTGGTACGCCGCCTGTTGCAACATGACGAGCCATCGCTCTTGCGCCATTAAGATGTTTGAATGGATATTTAAATCGTTCACCATCTGCGTTCTCAATAAATATTGATGAAATATTACGAGAACGAGCGCCACGAGATTCTTCGTTTACCGGTGCTTTATGTTTTACAATAAGTCTTACATTTTCTAGTGTTTGGCGACTCGTGCGTGATGATCCTTCTAGTGGAGAAATACCCTCATTGAATACATCAGTCATTTCCTGCTCCTTGTTTTGTTCTATTTTATATGAATAATTTTTTGGTTCTATGTGCTTTCCGAATGTTCTAATATCAAAATCTAACATGTACTCACGGGCGATATTTCTTAAAGATTTCATAATCTTGCTAACTTTTGGATCGTCAATATCCACCATTTCGCCCATATGAAATTTTAATTCTTCGTCACTATCGTTCAAGAACACCATTAGATTTGGTTCTTTTGTATAAAAGTATCTTGCTTCTGTTGGATCAGCAACACTTTTACCGTCTTTATCAGAAAACATTTGAGGTGTCAGTCCATTACCTTGGATAACACGCATAATCTTTTCTGCTAGATTTTCAAAATTTACAGCCATAGTTAATTTCCTTTATAGTATTTATCAAAACTATCAAAATATAACTGGCAGTGGATCCATATCATAATCATCACTATCTAAACTTTCGCCTAGAAGTGTTTCATATTGTTCATCAAATCGTGAAATTACTTGTATTTGTCTGACACAAAGAAGAGTTGCACTTACTAAATCGTCAGTTTCTCCTAGTTTTGCTTGATATGACTTACCGCTGGCAACAAAAGTTTTCAGTTCTCTGATTAGATTTTTACTTAGCGGTTCCATCTTATCACTCTCTATCCAAGCCTTCAATTTCATACACGCTGTAATTTTAGTTTTATGTGTCGTTGTAAAGCCTTTTCTTATAGCCCGTGACGCACCTCGTTTTTTAGGTTCATGCAAAAATTCGCCTGGAAACTTATCTTCATCCATTTCATCAATTACAATAAGTGCAGCTTCTCCCAATGAATTGTTTTCCACACTCCAATAAATCTCTGGAGACTTATTTCCTAATTCTAACATTTCTTCTTTTAAAATCTGAAGAATATCATATAAGATTCTCACTTGTCCTCTTATATCTGTTTTATTATGTTGCCATTCTGCTACTTGTCTTAGTTCAGGTAATGACCATACTTCTATAGCAGCATTATCTCCACCTGTACCCATAGCAGGATCAAGTCCAATAACATAGGTAGATTCTTTTTTGATTGGTTCAAACCATCTGATTTGTCCAGTCTTTTTGTGCGGTTCAACACCTTTAAACTGAGTTAACTTTATGCTATCAACAAGAGTTTCGTCAAATGCGACAAACTTACATTCGTGTTCACGCATAAATCTTTCAGCACCGACTCGCCCTTTTTCTTCGCCTGCCCATTGTTCATCACG